AAAGACTCTAGAGTGGTTTTTGGAGTAGACGAATGACAAACTGGAAAGCTTATCCACGCAATCGAAAAATCTTAAACAAAGATGGATACGCAATAATCGTACCAGATTCGTTTAAAGAAAAAGCTAATATGCCCTTGTTTTGTGAAGTCTGTCAAATTAGCTTTTGTAATAAAGAAGACGAAAAAACCTATAAGCTATTTAAGTGTTGCGTTAGTTGTGCAGACACGTGGGCGTATTCGAACAAGGAAGAATGGATAAAAGGCTGGCGACCAGAGTCAGATAAAATTAAAAAAGCAGTCGAAAAACGGCTTTTTACGAATCCTAACATCGTCTTCGAGTAAGAGCTGTATATTTAAGGGTTGGAGATACTATGCCTAAAATCGATTACAATGCATTAGGCCAAGCGCTTGATACAACATGGGGCCGCACGTCGACTCCAAAAACAGCATCATATTCTGTTAAGTTTTCTTTGGCTGGTGATGTTTTGATAGCTTCGTACCAAGCTGTCGTAAACTTTGCGTCAGAAAAAGAAATGATTCTAATGAAGCGCATGTACGAAGAAGAGTCTAAGGAAGTTATTGCAGGTGTATTGAAGAACGTTAAGTCTGTGTATAAAGATTTAACTGGCGAATCTTTGACGACCAAAGAGTATAATTCTTCTACATCAGTAGAAATAATCGGGTTTAACGTTCACAACCCGAAAAGAACGGCGTATATTCGTAGAAAAACGTCGTTTGAAATAGCATGACACAACCCTTAAGTAGAAATGACCAAATAAAGGAGATCGTCCGATGCGGAAAGGACCCGGTCTACTTTATGAAAAATTATGTAAAGATCCAGCACACCGTGCGAGGTCTTATACCATTTGAAACCTACGACTTTCAGGACGATTGCGTAAAACACTTCGAACAAAGTAGATTTAATATCGTTCTTAAGTCGCGACAGTTAGGTCTATCTACTGTCACTGCTGCTTATGCAGTTTGGTTCGCAATTTTCAAAAAAGATAAAAACGTTTTAGTCATTGCGACTAAACTATCAACTGCAATGAACTTCATTAAAAAGGTGAAGATCATGCTAGACGGTTTGCCCAAGTGGTTGCTTCTTACGAAGTTTGAACCGACGAAGCAAGCCATTAGGTTTGACAATGGTTCACAAATTAACGCGATACCAACTTCTCCTGACGCAGGTCGTTCCGAAGCGTTGTCATTGCTCATTGTCGACGAGGCTGCGTTTATTAGAGACTTCGAGGACATTTGGACAGGTCTGTATCCTACCCTGTCGACCGGCGGTAACGCAATCATCATATCGACCCCTAATGGTGTAGGCGGTCAGTATTATCGTCTTTGGATGGACGGCGAAACCAAACAAAACGAATTTAATACGATCAAACTTCCGTGGTGGGTACATCCGGAACACGACGACGATTGGTTTGTAAAAGAGACCAAGAATCTTCCGAAGCGCAAAGTTGCTCAAGAGTTTCTTTGCGACTTTATTTCTTCTGGCGATACATTTCTACAACCCAGTGAACTAGAGGTTATTAGAGAATCTATCAGACCGCCTATCGAAAAATCAGGTCCTCAGTCTGGCGTGTGGATTTGGAGAAAGCCTGAAGCTGGCAATAAATACGTCATTGCAGCTGACGTCGCTCGCGGAGATGCAGGAGATTTTTCAACTTTTCATGTTGTCGATAATGCAACGTGCGAAGTAGTCGCTGAATACATGGGAAAAATACCACCTGATAAATTAGCCGACCTTTTGTTTGAATATGGAAAGCAATACAATGAGGCATTAATCTGCCCCGAACAAAATACTTTTGGCTACTTTACTTGTGTCAAATTAAGAGACGATGGGTATCCAAGATTGTATTACCAGGGAGCTTCAGGCGATCCATTCGAATTTAGGCCTACCGATCCCAATGCCGTACCTGGATTTTCTACACAGGCTAAAAATAGAAGTCAAATATTAGCAAAGCTAGAAGAGCTAGCTCGGAACAACAGAATAAAAATTTATTCACAACGACTTTATGATCAATTACAAGCATTCGTCTGGAATGGTTCACGCGCGCAAGCTGCGAAGGACGCTCACGACGATCTGATCATGAGTCTTGCGATAGCTACCTGGCTAGTTGCAGGAGATTCGGTTGCTAATGAACAAGCAACCGCCTTAGCATACGCAATGTTGAAAGCAACTAAGGTTCAACAACAAACAAATATGCCAGGTGATGTTTCGAGTGTCAAGCCCGTTCCCAACGCTATGATGAGCGGATTTAACCCACGAGAAGCGCATAAGCCAAAAGATCCATCCCAGGTAAGACACGTGGATGCGACAGATTTTTCTTGGTTGTATCGATAAAATTATTTAAAGAGAATATCTATTAAAGTTAAGGAATCAATATGCCTAAGTTAACAATTTCTCAATTAAGAAAAATTATTTCAGAAGAAGTTCAAGTTCTAAGAGAGGGCGAAAAGGAAGACCAAGCCGCTGCTATGGCTCAAAACGCCAGTAAACTTCTTAAGGCAATTGAGTCTTTTAAGTCCGTCGCTTCTGCAAAAGCAAAATCTGGCGCAGATTCTTCCGGAGCTTCTTTAGAAAAACACCTTTTAGAAACCGAGAAGATGTTAAAAAGAATCGTCGCATCGCCACTAGAATATGTAGACGGACCCAAGGTTGCTCCACAACCAAGCGATGCGGGCTCTAAAAAAGTTACATTAAAACCAGCGACCTGACACATTAGACAGTATACAGTTTTTTAAAAGTTATTATTAAGAAACGAAAGAGCTGTCTCCCTAATTGGAGCGGCATAAAAAAATGGCAAAAGAAAAAGAATCACAATCATCGTTATTTCAAAGACTATCTAAGCTTTTTAAAAGCGGCCCCGTCGTCAAGCGAAAGATAAGAAATTTTGATACAACGATAGCAGTTGCTGACAAGACAAAATCATCCGGAGCATTATTATTTCAAAAGTCGCTAGCTCCAACCTATGCGACCATTACAGCAAACGCATATAATCTTTCAGAAAGATTAATGAGATATCAGGACTTCTCCGAAATGGAGTACACGCCTGAAATCGCTGCAGCAATGGACATCTACGCTGATGAAACAGTTGCGCAAGATGATAAAGGTAGAGCGCTTCACATTTACTCCGATAACGAAAAGATCAAAGAGATTTTAGAGGATCTTTTTTACAATACGCTTAACGTAGAGTTTAACCTTCGATCGTGGGCCCGTAACCTCGTCAAGTATGGAGACTTCTTCCTTTATAACGATGTGTCTCCTCAATACGGCGTCATTAACGCGTTTCCAATTCCAGTTAATGAGATAGAGCGAGAAGAGAACTACGACCCAAATGATCCTTTTGCTGTTAGATATCGTTGGGTTACATTAGGTAATAGAACTCTTGAAAACTGGGAAGTTACGCACTTTCGTCTTCTCGGTAACGACATGTTCTTACCGTACGGTTCGTCAGTTATTGAAGCCGCACGCCGAATATGGAGACAGTTAATCCTTATCGAAGACGCGATGTTAGTTTATCGCGTCGTTCGCGCGCCCGAGCGCCGAGTCTTCTATATTGACGTTGCGAATATACCTCCAGAGAACGTACCGATGTATGTTGAGGAGCAAAGAAAAAATCTCCGCACTAATCAAGTGGTTGACCGCGCGACAGGGCGTCTAGACCTTCGCTATGCGCCACTTTCTATTGAAGATGACTATTTTATTCCAGTTCGCGGTGGCGAATCTGGAACTCGAATCGATACATTGGCAGGTGGCCAAAACGCTGCCGCAGTCGAAGACGTCGCATATATCCAAAAGAAGCTTTTTGCTGCGTTGAAGATTCCAAGAGCCTATCTTGGTTACGATGAAATGCTGTCTTCAAAAGCAACTCTAGCGCAAGAAGACATTCGCTTTTCTCGTACAATTAACGTGATTCAGAGAGTGTTAATATCAGAGCTAAATAAACTCGCGATAATTCATCTATATGCAAATGGATTCGACGCAGAAGATCTTCAAAACTTTACTCTAAGACTATCCAACCCATCGACGGTCGCACAGCAACAGAAACTAGAACTCTGGCGTTCTAAGTTTGAAATCGCAGGATCTTCGCCAGAAGGTATGGGCAGCAAACAATTCATACGTAAGACGATCTGGGGCTTAACTGATGAGCAGATCGAAGAGATAGACGAGCAACGGTATCAAGAAAAATTAGTCGATCAAGCTATTGAAGAAGCAAAGCCTGAAGAAGAAACCGGTGGTGAAGCAGGTGGCGAAGAAGAGCCAGCAGCTAGCGGCGAGGAAGCTGGCGGAGAAGAAGCAGAAGCAGGCGGGGGCGAAGAAGAAGGCGGAGAAGAAGGCGAAGGATTATTCGCCGGTGACGATATCGAACAGAAAGAACCCGAAGTAGAACTATTGACGACCGGCGACGAGGTCGACGATTTCTTGCCAGCTCTATTCGAAAAAGACAAGCTACCGATTAAGGCGCAATCGCAATTAGAGAAAGCGCTTTATAACCAAAGTCGCAGAAAGAAGCGACGTGACCACATGCCTAACTTCAAGAAAATGACAGACTACGACGCAGACGGTATGGGCATGAAAGACCCGCACGGAATGTCTGATTTGAGAAAAGCGATTAATCCCTTTAGGGAATCTAGAAATTTAGAAGACTCAGGTAACGTAAAAACCAATTTGCCCATGTCGTTACAGTCGACTTTGCAAAAGATGTCGATCACGTTACAACTAGATCGCCAGACTAACAAGTTACTTTCTGAAGAAATAAACCAAGAAATATTAATTACAGAAGAAAACGATTTATTTATTGACGAAGATTGAAAGGGCGTAAGATGTCTAAGACGCATAACAAAAAGAGAAACACTGCTTTACTATACGAGTTTTTAATTAGGACTATTTCAAGCGCCCTCGTTGAAAACGACAAGAGGAAATCATCGGTGGCCTTAAAAATCCTTCGTCGATATTTCAAACCAGGAACTCAATTATATAAAGAGTTCAGGATTTTTAACGCGCTAATTAAGACGACGGTAAGTTCTGACTCTGTCGCAACTTCGATCTTAAAGGAAGCCCGTACGGCAATAGAGGCGTTAGATTATGAAACCCTCGATAAAGAAAAATCTTTATTAATACGCAACATTAATCATGTAATAAAAGACGAAAACTTCTACGATCAGCCAGTTGCTGAATATAGACTTTATGCAAGCATACAAACTCTCTTCAATGAGTGGCGAAAACCAGCAGGTTCAGCAGACATTGTTTCGCTGGCAAATTATGAAAATCAATTGCGCGAATGGCTGATTACCGAAAAGAAAAAAGAAGATCATACTTTAATTGATGAAACGCCGGGTACGACTCGACTTCTCATGAAAGTCATGATGAAGAAACTAAATGAAAAATACTCTAGCTCTTTGAACGACGACCAGCGAGAAATTATTAAAGCCTACGCTTTTTCAACAGCTAACGAAGATCAAACTACAATTAAGAAGAAGTTGGAAGAAGTTCGTCATGGTCTTCTTGAAGCCATCGATAGCTATATGACGCAAAAACAAGACAACACATTCGTCATTAACAAGCTACAGAATACAAAATCTAAAATATTATCCGAGTCTTTTGACGCCGTTGATGATGACACCGTATCCAAATTTATGTTGTATTCAAACTTGCGTCATGAATTGACGTCGACAGAAGGAGAAGAGCCATGAAAGATTTGCGTCTATTAAATTCTTACGAAATCTTCGATTACACGCCGGAGATGATAAAAGAATCGCGTGAAAAAAACAACGGCAAAGTAATGATGAAAGGCATCCTACAAAAAGCCGACACGCTTAATCAAAATGGTCGTATCTATCCAATTCACGTTCTAGAACGCGAAGTTCGCAACTATCAAAAGTTTATTGTCGAAAATCGAGCGCTCGGCGAACTAGATCATCCAGATTCTTCCGTTGTCAATCTAAAGAACGTTTCTCACGTTATTCGAGAAGCATATCTCGAAGGAGGAACAGTGTATGGAACTGTGGAATTATTAGATACGCCGTCGGGTAAGATTCTTCAATCGTTGGTTGAGTCAGGGGTTAAACTCGGTATCTCTTCTCGCGGCGTTGGGTCGACTAAGAAGCAAGGCGATTATCACGTCGTTCAAGACGATTTCCAGCTCATCTGTTGGGATTATGTTTCTGAACCATCTACGCCCGGCGCGTTCATGCTCCCAGAAGGTCGTAGAATCACTTCTGCTGAA